CTGCCCAAGCGTTAAAACAAAAGGCCAGTTACGTTCGACTTCTTGTGCAGTCTGCCAATCAACATTGGCTTCCGACCTTTCAGGCTCAGGAAGCGTGTCGATAGCACTTTGAACGCCCTCCAGATAACCCGCCTGAAGCAATGCACGACGAGCCTGGCGCAGGGTGACAACCATGGAGCCTCGCTTTTGACTCAGCACCGCCCCCGCGTCGGCATCCATTGCAATTGTGCCCAGTTTTACCCCGCCACTGCCTGCATAGACGGGACGAGGATCGCCCGGCGCCTGTGCACCCGCCCAAAGCCCGGCGGGCGTTTGATAGGCGTGAACGGTGGCGTCAAAAGGCAGCGTGGGTAGCGGAAACTGCTCGCCGTCATGGTCAAGGGCACGGCCTTCACTGGTAGTGACAATCTGTAAATTCGACATCGGCAAAGTCTCGCTTGAGAATGAGTTGGTCAACAATGTGATTAACGGTATTCCAGCTATCGCAGTGCTTGGCGTAAGCCAAAAATGCGTGCAGGTGCTGCCGCACTTCGTCAATCGAGGCGGCGCCTTTGGCATAACGGTGTTGCAGGATTTTTAGCTGTCGCCTGAATCGTTTAATGTTGCGCTTGCGCGGCAGGATGTGAGTTGACCATATCCGATAGCCGCACCAGTCCACCCCGGCGCTGGCCGGCTTTACCTGTGTTTTTGGGTTGAGCGATAAGCCGCGGCGAGCCAGACAGTCTTGCAGCTGATAAAGGCGCTCCCAAGCCTCTGATTTGCTGGAACACACAATCACTACGTCGTCCATATAACGCACGTACTGTCCTGCGCCGTGCGTGTCCGTCATTTCGTGGTCTACGCAGTCCAAGGTGGCGTTGGCGTTCAACTGGCTGCTGAGCGCTCCCACGGGATGGCCAATGCCGTCGTCATGCCCGTAACCGCCAATCATTGCTCTCCAAAGCCACAGCGTGTCCGGGCACTCAATGGTTTTTGCGACGCTGTCCAGTACAGCGCTGTGAGGCAGTGAATCAAAAAACTTTCTGACATCCGCCTGAACCAAATACACCGAGTCCCAGCGTCTTTGAGCTTTTCTGAGCATGTGCTGCAGCGCCAGAACGCCCGCCTGAGTGCCTTTTCCCTTTCGGCACGCGTAGCTGTGATGAATGAATCGACGCTCAAATAAGGGCTCGACAACATCCACCACGGCATGGTGCAGCACCCGGTCTTTAAAGGGCGGCGCCTGAATCAAGCGCATTTTGGGCTCAATCACCACAAACTCACGGGCGCGGCCCGGGCTCCAAGTCTTGTGAATGAGATGGTTGTGCAGATTAAGCAGGTTTTCTTCCAAATTGGCGGTGTACTTGACCACTTCTGGCCGGTACCGCTTGTGCTTTCTGGCCGCGTGATAGGCCTTCATTAAATTGTCAAAGTCATATATCTCTTCGTAGAGCGGCACCGCATTATCCTTGTGCAGTAAAGGGTGAGTCACGGCCACCTTACGGCCGCCGCGCTCTGTTTATGTTTCGCCGTGAAGCGAGGAAAGTAGCCCCGAGTGATGTGGCTCTGTCCGCAAACCCTTAAGCGTGCGGCTTCTGGCCGGTAAAACGGTCGCTCGCGAGACGGCCCCCAATGTTGCTGTTCGAGTTCGACGCTGCGTTGTTGCAATTCACGTACCAAAGCCCGGCATTCGCGCCATTGCTCCAGTTGCCGCCGACGTTGGGGCCATCGAAATAAGCGACTTCCCTTTCTTGCTATTTGCTGCGCTCGTGCCGCAGCCAGCCGCCAAGAATGGCGCCGAGATCGTTGATGTGCTGTGCCCAGTCTCGATATTGACCGCCTGAGATGTGCCCGTACCGCTGGGCTTTGCGCACTTTTCTGCGCAGAACTTCAATTTCTATATCCAAATCAGTGAGCGTGGTTTTCTTTTGATAGCGCTTCCATGCCGTTAGGGTTAATCGCTCAATGCGATCAATGCACAGCCGCACTTCTGCGGTCAGCAAATGCCGTTCGGCCTTTGGGAAATTGACCAATGCCCGACGACTATAATCTTCCAATTCCTCCACTTTTGTGAGCATGCCCTCAAAGGGGCGAAGATGCTGATACGGGGCGTTATCACGCCCCACTGCTTGAGACTGATCGACATGACTCATAACACCACTCGCGCGAGACGGCCCCCAATGGTGCTGCTCGAGGACGACGCTGCGCTGTAGCAAAACACGAACCAAAGCCCGGCAATCGCGCCATTGCTCCAGGTGCCGCCGACGCTGGGGTATACGGTACCGCTTGTAGTCCAGTACCTCTGATCTGGCGCTGTCGCTGTCGAGTCATTAGAGGTGCTGAAGGTGTTTGCTATAAATTGATCTCCGCTCGCGCTGCGGAAAGTGATTGGGTATACCGATCCAGTGGGGGAAGTGTTTTCATTCGTGTCAGTCCATGTGCCGTCATAAGCCTGGCGCTCAATGTTACCGCTCACCGTGCGCAGCCCGTCCATCCACTGATAAACATTGCCCCACAGCCCAACAATCCCCCGGTAGGTGGCCTGAGCCACGTCAGCTGCATCGACGTTTGCAGCGCTCGACTTACTAACGCGCCCTTGGCCGGTTTTGGTCTGACTGTCCATCGTTGCGTTTTCGACAAGATACAGCCACTGGATCGCCAGCCACATATCGTAATGATGAAGCCGAAAGCCGGTAACGCCTGATACATTTCGAGCCGTCGCCTTTGTTAGAAAATCCGTCAGCGAGGTGCTAACAAGCGGCAAGACGCCAGCGACAGATTGCAGCTTTCCGCCGCTCTCGCTGGCCTGATATTTTCCGTACTGAAATGCAGGGATTTCTGCGCTATCCAAAACGAACGCTGGCATGACAGTAAAGCCGGCAATCGGCTGGTCGCTGATCCACCATGCAGCATCCCCACCTGCAGTGCCGCGCTTGTAGTAAAACTTTGGCACTTCAACCATTACCTGCCCGTCAACGCTCACGTCTTGCATGCCGCCAAAAATCGGATGACCGTTAAACCAACTGAGGGACGGCGTCGCAATGGTACTGCCAGCTTCGTCAATGTGATCCCAGGTGCCGCCCGGCCCGCCCGTTGCCCGCAGTGCTACGCCGATGACCTGAGCCGCCAGGACTGAGATCGTCTTGATGGATGCCGCTGATCGTGCCCCTACGTCATCTTCTGCGGCGACGCTAAAGGCAAAATCGGTATCGTCAGTGACATCTGGTGCCGTCACCTCTACGATTTCACCTTCTGCAATTCCAGTAATCTTCGCGAACACAAAGGCGCCAGTGTCAGTCACAACGTACGTGACTGGGTCGCCGTCTGAGTCCGTGGCGCCACTAAGCGACACCTGAAACGTCGAGTTCTTGCCCGTCTGTGTGGGGGCCGCGATGGTGATCGGGCCTCCGGGGGCGTTATTGGCAACAACGCTGGCGCTGACTGTCTCGCTTGCGCTGGCATTGCCAATATCATCCAGCGCTCTAATCGTGGCTGACACCGTGCCGCCCACTGGCTGATCGACAGCTCGTGCGAGTGTAGCGGCCGCCCCCGTCGCGGAAACTGTTTCCGTGGTGCCGTCCCACCAGTTCACCTCAAACCCAGCGATCGCTCCCCCGCTATGGCGGCTTGTGGCGCTTGCTTCGATTTCCCAGTCCCCGGAGTCCTTTGTGGTGGGCGGCGCTGTAAGGGATAAGGTTAGCGCTCGCGTTGCCTGCAACTGCAGTTCGTCGGTAATTTTCTGAGATGACCAGGCATTGTTCGTGTCGGTAACCGCATCATTAATTGTGCCCTCAGCGAGCGTGGCCGCTGCAGCCTGGGCAATATCCGCGTAATACTTGGATCCTCGCAAGTTATTACCTACAACCGTCTGGCTGGTTGCCCAGTTTTTCGATAGCAACTGCGCTGCTTGCGCCGCGTCCCGAGCGGCATCCGCTTCCAGTTTCACAGCCTCGGTGTCAGACAGAGTTTGTGCGGCCTCTGCAGCGCTCTCGGAGGCCTGTGTCTTGAACGCCTCAACGTCTATCAGGTTGATCGCAATAACCGCACTGCCTGCCGCCAGGTCGTCGTACAGCACAGCGGCGGTGTGCCTGATAGCAACGACGTACAAGTTCTTGCTGACGGCATCGCGGAACACGTCATTCACAAAGTAATCGGTCGTGCTGGCCCAATCCCCTCGATAGTTAAAGCCTGACTGCAGGGCAAAATCACCGTTCTCGTCAAACCCCAGCACCTTTCGCCGGCGCTGTAGGATTGTCGCGGTAAACTCCTGGCTAACACCGTTCTCGGTGGGAAACTTTAAGGCACGGTCGGTTTCGATGTTGACGGCATCAAAACCGGTCGCCACCTGATCGAACTTAGCGTCCACTTCATCGGATCGCGCCGTGGTGCCGGGCTGGAATCGTTGGGCGCTGTCGCTGTTGTCGTAAAATTCGTTAGCCACGTCTCAATCTCCGTTCGCTGTAGGTCAGGTCATAGCCCAGCAGCTCGTGTGGCTCGCTGACGCCGTTGCTGTAGATGGCAAAGTTTATTGCCGTACCCGAGCCGGTCACGTCGCCGGCTTCTTGAGCGACTACGGGCGCGGACCAGGCTATCTCTCCCCACTTGCCAACGCCCCATAGGCCGCCACCCAGCAAAAAGGTCAGCGTCTGTCGTAGGCTTGCCGCTGTTTCTCCGCCGCCGAAGTCGAAGTCAGGGCGAAAGGTGATGTTGGCACTGGAGCCGGAGCGCACGTCCCAGAACACGCGACGAAAGCGCTTGCGTACACTGGGCTGCTTGAGGTCGGTGTAGGCCAGGGTCAGGAAGGCCCGGATAGGCTCTCCGGCAAAGCCCTGCGCTCCGTTGCCAAGGCGATAGACGTTGCCGGCATCGTCTCCGAAAAGCACCGCTTCTTCGCCGCTGTCGAACTCGCCGGTGTGCATGACCTGGGGCTTATCTGGAAAGGAAACGGTGGTGGCCCCCGTAGGGCTCAGGTAAACGCCGCTGCCGTCGTCAAAGAAAACCCGGTACTGCGCACGTCGCTTGCTGATTGAGCTGCACTGGACGCGCTCAGCGTAGCCTTCATCGGTGAACAACGGCTCGATCTGCGCCCCGGCCTGCATTTGCCGGAAGTCGCCAAACTCTTGCGCGCTTTGCAGGTTTGAAATGCCACGCTCGGCAACGTAATAAGGTTGGATCAAGGACTGCAGCGAGTAGGGCTTGGCCCCGGAGTTGGGAATGGTGGTGCGCAATTCAAAGTTTGCGCCGCTGCTGCCGTACAAAGTCTTGATGTTGTCTCGGCCGGTGACGTGAAGAACGCCGCCTGTGCCGTTGATTAGGCCCGTTAGCGCGCCACTGGTGCCAATTTCGCCCGCACCACCGGTTGACGCATCCCAGTTGAGCGGATCGCCTATGCCGGAGTGCTGCAAGCTGCCCTGCGGATAGCCCAGCATCAGGTGATTTTGATGAATGGCGATGTATTTCGCGCCCGTCATAGCGCCGGCAATCTCGCTCAGTGTGCCGTCCTTGAGCTGATAAGGCTTTGCGCCGCCAACCATGTGCAGCGCCCGCCCGGCCTCGGTCGCCAGAAAGTTGCCCTCGGCAAACTCATAGCGCCCCGTCGCCAGGGTTCCGATGCTGGCCCAGGCCCCGCCAATCAGCTTGTACAGGTCAGACGTGGCGCCGTTCTCGCGGATCGCGTAATGCTCGTCCTTGAACGTACACACGCCCAGTATCGGCCCGGTCCCTGGCAAGGTGTCGCCCAGCTTGGTGTAGCCACTGATTCGACGGTAACCCCCGGTCACAGGGCATTCGTAGTTCACAGCGAACAAACATTGTCCTGGCTTGGCCTGTCGGGGCGGTGTCATCAGATCAATGCCGCCGCCCAGGCCGACATACGCGGTCCGGTTCATGCCAGGCTCGGGGGGAGTTCGACGCGCGGTAGCTGGGATTCCATCAGAAGGATCTCCATTTTCACAGCGTTACGGCCGGCCTGTTGCGCGACTTCTTGCGCATTTTCGTACAGGGCGTACTGCATCATGGCCCGGTACACCACGCACAAATGGAAACGCGAGGGCATACGCGGTTGATCCGCGTTATTGACCAGCTCTTGCGGGGTGCGCCAATACTCAAACGTCAAGTTGCCCGCGTTCGCAGGGGGTGCATTCAAGTGCAGCACTCCATCCGGCGCAATGGCCACGCGACCAAAGGTGCCCGCCACGTCCTTTTCCAGCTCATACCAAGGCACTACCTCGATTCTTTCGCCTGCAAACTGCAGTGTTTCCGACTCCCACACATCAAAGTCGGACGGCAGCGAATACTCGGTGTCCAAAGCTGTCAGCTCAACCTCGCCCCGAGCCCAATCAAACGCCCAACGTCGCTCGTTCTGCAGCTCGCGCCATGCCGTTGCTGTCCAGCCGACAAAGCGGGCGTACTCCCCGGACTGACTGACCACGTTCGCAGGTCCATTACCTGCAGCGCCCACTTCCTGGCGCAAGCGTTGGCAAAGCTCCAAGAAGGTCATCAGTTAAACCTCGCCGGTGACTTCGCGGACGATCTGGAACGGGTAGCTCTGAACTTCCGTCATGTTCATTTCTGAGTCGTAGTGGCGCTGCATGGCGCACCTCAGATTTTCTACAATAGACTCCGACACGATGACTTTTTGACCGCGTTTGATAACGAAGCTCTTACCATTCACACCGCCCTGAACCGGCTGCTTGTCCTGCTCATGGGTGGAAATGATGATCTCGAACTGCCGCTCTTTGGCGTTGCCGGTAATAACGGGAGCCGCTTTTGATAGAGCCACCGGTTCGTTACCCAAGGCTGCGTTAATTTTCTTTCGCAAGTTTTCAGTGCCGATCTTGTCTGGATAGTCCACCCCAAGGGTTTGGGCCATATCTACCAGCTCTGCACGGCTCATTGCTTCAGTATTGATGTCACTCATGACTGCGTACCTTCGATCAGACAAAGAAAACCCCGGCAGGTGCCGGGGCTGTTGGGGTTGCTGGCTTACAGAGCAGAAGCAGCTGTCTCGATCCTAGCTTGCCATCCCTCGTTAAGAATCTTCGCAACGTAGTAAGCCTTCCAAGCCACAGATCCACGTTGGCCCAGCGGGTCACCACCGCGGGGTGTGCTTGGGTTCAGTACCATCGGCGTGATTGCGCCGGCGCCCTTGAGCGGGATCAAACCGTAAGACTCTTTACCGATAATGACGATGGGGTACACGTCAGAGCTTGTGCCATCGGTTGAGATTGTGCCGTTGGTGGATGCGGTACCGCCGGCACTGGCAAAGCTGTCCAACACCGGGCTCAGGCAGTAACGCACGTCTTCTACCTT